ATGAAACGAACACTAAAAGAACGTGGTGAGATTACTAGCTTCTATGAAAAGTATGGATATAAAAAAACCATGCATTCTTTTGGCCTAACTAAATATCAGGTAAAAGAAATAGCCCGCTGGTATAGAAAGCATTTATTAAAAAAGGCTGAAAAGTTTACCATAGAAAGAATTCTAAAGTTTCGTGCAAAGTGTTACTCATACATATCTACAACAAAATGGTATGATCAAGCAGATGATTTTGCCTCTTGGGCGTGTGTTAGGGCTCTAGAAGGCAAAGAAGCACCAATTAGTCTAATGTATCAGCGCTTTATTAAAGAATTACTCGGCTTAGATAGGGCCGGACTTTCAACAAATGAGTTCATACACGAAGACCTAACGCACCTAAATGATAAAGAAATCAGATTTGAAGACAACTCCCTACGTCAAGATCAACTACTAGAACTAAATTATATTCATAAAACATTCATAGAGATTGGAATATTAGACAAGACAAGCATTTCTGTTTTAATTATGAGATTTGTTTATGGTTTTGATTTAAAGGATATAGGAATAATACTGATGTTACACATTGATACAGTAGAAAAAACTTGTAGTAATTTTTTAGAAACACATAAAGGCAAAAAGGATATATAGTGGAACTATGTTGCTGACTTAAAGTCTGTAGATGTAAAAAGTGACGGTTGTTTTTGATAAAACCTTGCTAAAAATGACGCATTAAAATATCTAATTTATCCAGTTATTTTAAACAATTATCCAGTTATTTTAAACAATTATCCAGTTATTTTAAACAATTATCCAGTTATTTTAAACAATTATACAAGTTCTTGTAAAGCAATGTAAACTAAGATCAAGGTCGTGACTCTATTTCAATGCTCGGTCTCATTATGAATAGACAAAGCAATCCAAGAAAAGACTGCTGAAATAGTAGCTTTAAAGATATCCTCTTCCATTTCTCTGTCATAGATTTCTTCTGCCAAGCAACGGATAGATTCTAGCTGTTCTTTTGTCAGCTCTTTTACGTCTAGTATTAATCCGTATTCTTTACCCATATAGAAATTCTATATTATTTTTATCGGAGTGTTGAGAAATAAAAAAAGCCCTCTAGTGTCTCGCGACTCGAAAGGGCCCAACCTTTATTTGATTCAGAATGGAAATACTATTTTGAATTATGACTAATAAAATAATAGTAGACAGTTAAGATATTTATGTCAACCTATTGTTATAGGGTTTGTAACCCTTTCGTTTTGTGAACGGAGAACATTAATGGCTAGACCTAAACTTGTTATTGATCCAAAAACAGTAGAAGGATTTGCCAAACTCGGCGCCTTAAATACTGAAATTGCAGATCATTTCGGATGCGATGAAGGTACTATTCGTAAGCGATTTTCCGATATTCTAGCAAAAGCTAGGGCAAGCCGAAAAATAAAGCTTCGAGAGTTGCAATGGCGTCTTGCAGAAAAGGGAAACCTTGGAATGCTTATCTGGCTAGGGAAACAAGAGCTAGGGCAACACGAGAAAGTAGAGCAAGCTATTGCTATGACTGATAAGCTTAGCGAAGGTTTTATTTTTCTAGAAAAGCCAAAAGACGAGAATGGCTCAAGTAGCGTATAATCCGCTAAGTCATCAACGCAAGTTTCACTTCTCTGATAAACCATACTGTGGTCTTGTGACTGGCTATGGTGGAGGCAAGTCTTATTCTTTAGTAATGAAAATGCTTCGCCTTGCTTCACAGAATTACGGACTAGATGGGGGAATATTAGCCCCTGACCTTAAAATGTTTAAACGAGATATTCTTCCTTTAGTCTCTGTGATCAAGGAAGAAAATAAACTAAGAATTTCTTACAATAGGCAAGACGGTTATATAGACATCCCAGAAACAAAAAATAAGGTTTGGGTTTTCCATGATCAAGACCACGGTGAGTCAATTAAGGGACCAAACTTAGCTTACTTTCTAATAAACGAAGCTACCATTATATCTAAAGAAGCGTTTGAGGCGACGATGGGACGTGTGCGACTAAAGCAAGCACGTGTTCCTCAAATTGCATTTTCAGGAACACCAGAAGGTTTTGGTTATGTTTATAAGACGTTTGTAGAGAAACAAAGAGAAGATACAGATATTATTTTTGGATCTACTAAAGAAAATATTCATCTTCATGAGTCTTTCGTTGCTCGTATGGAGTCTAGTTATGACTCACTAATGCAGCAGGCATACATAGAAGGTAAGTTTGTTAATCTAAACGGAAGGCAAGCTATTTACTCGTTTGATAGAAGAAAGCACTGTGTTCCTGTTAAGTACGAACCAGAAAAATACCCTGTATGGATCTCACTAGACTTTAACGTAAACCCAATGGCCGCTAGTGTTATGCATTACACTCCTCATTTAAAAACTAAACTAAGAGTATTTGCAGATATAAAACTTAAGACTTCAGACACGCCACAAATGGCTCAATATATAAAAGAAAAATATGGAACTAATGTTACAATATATCCAGATCCTGCTGGTAACTCTCGCTCTACTAAGGGCGTAAACATTTCTGATATTAGTATTTTAAAAGAATATGGTTTTAATAATATTAAATTTAAAAGAAGAATTGCTTCTGTTCGTGACTGCCTTAACGCAACAAATGCGATGTTTTCTAAAGATGAAATTCAAATAGATCCATCGTGTGTTAACCTAATCACAGACATTGAACAGGTAAATTTGAACGATGCAGGAATTTTAGATAAAACAGATCCGGAAAGAACTCACTGGGTTGACGGTTTGAAAGATTTAATTGACTTTGAGTTTCCAATTGTAAAACCATTAGGTTCAAGTACCATTCAACTATAGGGGTTAATAATGGCATTGAAAGATAAAGTCCCAGCATTGTTGCAGTATATAAAAAACCACAAAACTTACTTAGATCAAAACGCCATTAAGCTAGATATCTATGAAGGAAATCTTCTAGACTATGTAAAAGAGTCTCTACAAAGAACGCTGTCTACTAACTACTATGAGAAGATACAGGAAAGAATTATTCCTATTAACGTACTTCCTAGAATTATTTCTAAGACCTCTAAAGCATACGAGACTGCTCCTACTAGATTGACAGACACAAAGTATCAAGAAGATCTTTCTAAATACGAAACACTATTTGCAATGAATTCTAATATGAACCTAGCAGATAGATATGCAAATCTATTTAAGGGGTATGCGCTAGAACCATTTTTACATGAAGGAAACCCAAAGCTAAGAGTATTGCCTTACGATAGATTTCTTCCTTACTCAGACGATCCTGTAGATAATACAAACGTAACTGTTTTTATTAAATTCATGGGCAAGAGAAGTTTAAAGAAAAATAACAAGGAAGTAATTTTAGAGGTTTATCATATCTATTCTAAAGACGAGTTTATTTCTATAGACTCAGACGGTGACGTGATCGCAGAAGATATGCTTCTAAACGAAGGAGTAAATCCTTATGGCGTTATTCCTTTTTACTATGGAAACAGAGGAATAAACGCAACCGTTCCTGTTCAAGACTCCGATATTATTTCTTTGATTAAAATTATTCCTACACACTTAACAGATCTTTCAGGCGCTATTTTGTTTCAGTGCTTCTCAATTACATGGGGTATTGATGTTAACTCTGAGAATCTAACTATGTCTCCAAACGCATTCTGGTCATTTAAGTCAGATCCTACAAGTGACAAGACACCAAGTGTTGGTACTATTAAGCCTGAAGCTGATATCGAGAAGGTAATTAATTTTATCATGACAACTTTTGCTCTTTGGCTTGAGACTAGAGGCATTAGAGTTGGATCAATGGGTACTGTAAATGCAGGAAACCTAGCAAGCGGTATCTCTAAGCTTATTGATGAGATGGATACTACCTCTTTAATTATCGAGTCACAGAATAAGTTTGCATCTGAAGAACCAATGTTTTGGGAAATGTTTCGTCACATGAATAACTATTGGGTTAGCAATAGTCTTATAAACTCAAAGTACTCTATGGGATTACTTAATGATGATTTTAAAGTCACAGTTACTTTAGATGAACCAGAGCCAGTTCTAGATAGAAGAACAGAAGTAGAGACAGAGAAGTTAGAAATGGATTCGGGCTTTACATCTAGAAGACGTGCTATCGTTAATTTAAATCCTAATATGTCTCCTGAACAGGTTGACGAACTAATAAAAGAAATTGACGCAGAAACTACAGTAGTAACAACAGAAGAAGCTCCTATAGTTTAATGACCAAACAACAAAAGGTTTCTATAAGAATACCGAAAGTTTTTACTCCTATTGTTCGCAAAGCGATAGCAAAGGACGTTATTGATTTTATTATCAAGCGCACAAGAGAAGATCAGTTAGATAAGAACAATAAAAAGTTTAAAGCTTACACGAAAGAATACGCTCTTAAAAAAGGCGTCTCTCGTAGTGACGTAGACTTAACTGATACCTCTGACATGCTTGATGAGCTTCAGTACTTAAACGACAAGAGCGGCGAGATCACTATTGGATATAAAAAAGGCGACGAGATCAACGGCAAGGTCGAGGGTAATCGTATTGGTTCTTACGGTGGGGACCCTAATCCTGCAAAAGCCAGAGACTTCTTAGGAATAGCAGAAGAAGACTTAAATAAAATTCTATCAAAGTATGAAGACGAGCCAAGAAGAAGAGAGACTCGTGAAGTATCAGCCACAGATGAGGAGCTTATAGACTTCTTATCAGAAGAAATAATAAATCAAATTTCATTCGAGTTAGACAATGAGTAATCAAAAAAAGATTCAAGATAAGATCGATAAACTTAATAAACTAAGAGAGTCTTTTGACGCCGCTGACTCTAAAGAAGTAGGCGATAAAGTTGTTAAGTCTATTCAGAAAAGATCTAGGCAAGGGAAAGATGTAGAGGGTCAAAACTTTGACGCTTTATCTAAAGAGTATAAGAAGCAGCGTAAAAGGAATTCTAGAAACCTAGACGAAACTACAACGCCTAATAAATCAAACGTGACCGCCACAGGTCAGATGCTTAAGTCTATGAGAGCAGAAGGCGTAAAAGGAAAGATAGTTATTAACCCACCGTCTGGGAATAGGTCTAAAGAGTTGTCTGGTTCTTCTCCTAGGATCAGCAATAGGGAAGTAGCAAGGTACGTACAGGAGAACGGAAGGCGGTTTTTTGGCTTAACAGATAAGCAAAAGACTGAACTAACACGTGACGTTAAGAACGTTTTGTTAAGGAAACTTAAAAAAACGCTTTAATAAAAATCAAAATAAAGGATATAATTATGTCAGGCGAAAATAATGGCGTTAGTAACGCAAACGATCAAGTAGCTAGTGGCACTGATCAAGCAACAGAAAGGCCAATTCAGGATGTAGTTTCTCATGAGACCTTTAAGAAGTTATTAGGTCAGAAGAAGACAGTAGAGCAAGAAAATGCTGATCTAAAGAAGAGACTTCAAAGCATTGAAGAACAGAAACTACAAGAAGCAGGCGAGTGGAAGAAAATTGCAGAGCTTAAAGAAAAAGAAACTCTTGAAGCTAAGCAGCTTGCTGAAACTGAAAAACAAAGAGCTGATAGCTTAAACAAAAATCTTTTAAACATGGCAAAACTTCAAGCTGTAACAGAAGCGTTACCAGGAAAGCTAGAGCTTCCTGAGTACATGGCTTTTATCCCGCTTGATAAAGTTATTATAAACCCTGAAACAGGGGAGATAGATAAAACTAGCGTTGAGAGTGTTTCTCAAGAGTTTGTTAAAAAGTACTCAAAGCTTTTAAAGGCAGATCCTAAGTTTTTGCCAAACGGTAACCCTTCTCCTGCATCACAGTTGACGCATGAAGAATGGTTAAAGCTTCCGGTTGATCAAAAAAGATTACGTATGAAAGATGTAAAAAAATAACAAACAGGGGGTAGCACAATGAGTGCAACATTAGTTAATGAAGTATCCGAACAGGCCCAGAAGTTTTGGGCACCAGTATTAAAAGACGAATTAAAAGAAGCTTCTATTTTAGCAACCTTAGTAAATAAAGAATACCAAGGTGATATTAAACGTGGCGGTGATACTGCTTACGTTTCTATGATCAATAGACCTTTAGCAGAAAGAAAAACTATCGGAGCTGGCTCTGATACTTTTGCTTCTCAAAAGCTAACTGCTACTAGAGTTGGCATCGCTGCTGATCAACGTATTACAGCTTCTTTCGAGTTAGAAGATCTTATTGATATTCAAACTCAGTTAGGTAGCCCAGACGGTAAATCTAAAATTAGACAAGCTCTATTAGAGTCTCTACAAATTGAACTTAATAGCTACTTATATGGTTTAGTAGCTCCTAGTTCTTCTGCTCCAGATCATAATTTAACTGGCGTTACTGATTTCAACGCAACACAGTTAAACATCGTTCGTAAGCTTGCTTCACAAGCTAAATGGATGAGACAAGGCGGTTGGTATTTGCTTGCAGATCCTTCCTATATGTCTGATATGTTAAATAGCTCCGTGCTTACTTCTGCTGATTTCACAGGCGGCGCTGATCGTCCTGTTATCGGCGGTCAAATGGCAGTAAATCGTTTTGGATTCTCAATCCTTGAAGATAACTCTGCAGGTCTAGTAGGCCTTGGAACTGGAACTGAAGATGCTGCATTAGCATTTCATCCTGACTTCTTATATCTTGTTATGGGCGACCCTCAAATCAAGGTATCTGATTTACACTCCAACAAACAACACGGTTACTTGGTATCCGTTGATATGTGGTGCGGTGCTAAATTAGGTCTAGAAGGCGACGTAAAACATATTTCCATCATCAACAGTTAAGGAGAGTAATCTTGTATGGCAGCAATTAAAGACTTTAGTCCAGGCGATAATTTAGCAGGAAATCCTAATATTGATTTCTTAATTGGAAGCGATATGCAGGATCTTGTTAATCAGCTTAGACAACTTAATATGCCATACAAGATTCTTTCAAGTCACACTATAGGCACACGCCCTGCTGTGATTTTAAGTTTAACTAAACCAATTAAAAAAATTAAAAAAGAGGGTTAAAAAATGGCTGTATTAGTTGATAAAAAAATGGCTGGCGCTGGATTTTCTAACGCTAAAGAACTCGTAAGAGTTGTGTATGACTTTGCCGCAGACACTGGCGCTGTAGCTGACTACGATGTTTTAGAAGCAGACTCCGCTTGCGTTGTTTCTCTAAAACATATGGCAGTAAAAACAGCTGTTACTTCTGGCGGCTCCTTGGTTCTTGACCTTGGTAAGTCTGCTGGTGGCACTGAGTTTTTCAGTGACAAAGCTGTGGCTGCTTTAACATTAAACTCAATTCACGCTACATCCGCTCCTGCTGCTGTGTATTTACCAGCCGGCGGTAAGATTGTAATGGGTATTGAAGGCGCTGCTGCTACTGCAGGAAAACTAGAAATGGTTTTCGAAGTAATTAAATACTAATTATTATCTGGGGGGTTTAATCGCCCCCCACTTATCTGGTGAAAAATGACTCTACCTAATCATATAAATGACAGAGAATATGAGAAGTTTAGAGATTCTGGAACTCAAGGGCAAACTAGAGTTGCTATTAAAATTGAAGAAAGCATAGCGCTACCAATTACTTTTGACCCATCAATATACTCTTCAATAATAAGCGCAGAAGATAAAGAAGAAGAAGTTACTTACTTAGATATTAATTCTAGAAAGCTAAGAAGAACAGATACAATAACGTATACTGCCATATCCGTAAGCCCAACAGCTAGCGTTGTTGATACTTTTAATTACACATTTGCTGGCGGAGAATATGTGTATACTGGAAACACGAGAGTAACTACGCCATGAAATACGCTCTAATAAATGAAAATAAAGTTACATCAATTGTTGATCTACTAACAGAAGAAGATGTTTTTGAATATTCTAAAAAAAATCAACTCTGTTACTTAATAGACGATCTATCAGATCAAAATGTTATTGGTTACGACTTTGTAGATAACACTCTAAAAGATTTGTCTGGCAATTTAGTAAAGCAAAAAATGAGAATGACTAGGCTTGCTTTTAGAAATAGATTTACTACTAATGAGTTAGTAGCTCTATATACCGAAATGCAGTCAAATATAATGTTGCAAATTATTAACGACAATCTTTTAGCTGCTACATTTATTGACTTAAATAGAGCAGAAACAATAAATGCTGTTTATTATATCGCATCTCTAGGAGTAATTACAAATACTAGAGCCGGAGTTATTCTAACTACAATTCCAAACGATCTAGAAGTTTATAAGGCAATTCCTACATGAAGATAATATTTACCAAAAATAACTATCCATTATCTTTTATAATAAGAGCCGTAACAGGGGAAAAAGCATCTCATGTTGCAATAGTTTTTGACGATATATTTTTAGTACAAATAAATCTTTTTGGTGTCTCTATGCAGTATTTTGATAAGTTTAAAAAACATCAAAAAATAGTGCATGAAATTTCAATACCTTTAAGTTTAGAGAAAGAAGACGAGATATGGAGAGCCATGATTACAATGGCTGGACTATATTCTTATGATATTCCGTTTCTTATTTACTCTGCATTTTCTGTAATAGTTAAAAGAATATTTAATAAAGAAATAAAAAAGAAAATACTAGACAGTAACAATAAATCTTTATGCTACGATCTTTTGATTCTATTACAAAATCACTTTGATTTTAAGTTTGGTATAGATGAAGACAAAAAGCACCTATTAACCCCAGGTGTATTACATAAAAAATTAACTGAGGGTGGTTATTAATGGCAAAGAAATTTATAGAATTTGA